TGGTGTCCATTCCCGCAACTTTATTTTTTATGCGTGGAGATTTGGCCGTCTTGCCGCCTGTGGGCGCCGTCACGGCCTTTTAATTTACAAAACCTATGACCATGCCGCAGGAAACTAAACGACCTTAAAACGAATTTTATGCTGACCCATTACCCAACTTTGTCGGCCTTGTCTGCGGCTTTAAGTTTTAACCGCCAGCGGCTTTATCAAATCGCCAAGCGCCCAGGCTTCCCGCCAAAGGGCCGGAAGGGCTACGAAGTGAAGGAGATGCTGGCTTTTCTGACGGCCGAGGGACTCCAAATCGAGCCGTCAGTAGGCACGCCGGCAGCCAAGGACAACCGAAACTTGACCGACCTGAAGGCCGACCTGCTCAAGGAGCAGATTGCCAAGCTGAAATTCCAGAACCAGGTCGAACAACGGCAGTATATCGGCAAGGACGAGATTGCCCGCGAACTGACCCGCGTCATTCACCAATTCAAATCGGTGCTGTACGGCGCCCTGGAGAACGAACTGCCGCCAATCCTTGAAGGCATGAAGGCCGCCGACATCCAGGTGAAGATGCGCGGCGCATTGGCCGAGGCATTCCGCACCATCGAGACAGACAAATGGCAAAAAGTTACTGCGAAGAAATAGCCAGGCAAGCGATTGCGCCCAGGAGTACCGACGCGCCATGGCTGTGGGCCGAAAAAAATCTGATCGTGGACAAGACCAGCCCATTCCCTGGCAAGTTCAATTCCAATATCGCGCCCTGGACAAAGGAACCCATGGAAGCCTTTGCCGACAACCGCGTGAAAGACCTGTCAATCATGTGCAGCGCCCAATCCGGCAAGACCCAAATGGTGATGACGCTGCTGGCCTGGTGCATTGCCGAGGATGCCGGCCCAGCCATGTGGGTGATGGCTGCCCAGGACGAGGCCAAGACGTTCGCACGCACGCGACTGATGCCGACCCTGGAGAACTGCGAACCCGTGGCGCGACTGTTCCCCGCCGACCGACACGCCAAGACGACGCTGGAAATCAATTTCGCCTCGATGCCGCTGGTCATCAACGGCGCCAACAGTCAGAGCAAGCTGCAAAGCAAGCCGGTGCGCTGGCTGTTCCTTGACGAGGTGCGGAACTATCCCCCAGGCGCCTACGAGATGGTGCTGAAGCGCACGCGGGCATTCTGGAACGCTCGCCGGATTATGATTTCAACGCCTGACCATGAAAATGACCATGTGCATCGTGCATACCTGGAAGGCGACAGGAGGATTTACAAGGTTGAATGCCCCGAATGCAAAGGCCGGCATGAAATGGCTTTTGAAAACGTGAAGTGGGACACCAACGCCGACACTTTCAAGAACGACGAATGGGATTTCGACGAACTGACCAAGACAATCCGCTACGAATGCCCTGGCTGCCAGGCGGCGTTTGTTGATCGGCAAGACATTCGCAAGGCGTTTGCCTGTTCCGGCGTTTGGGAGGTTACGAATCCGCAGGCGCCAAGCGAGAAGGTTTCATTTCGCTGGTCTGCCGTGTTGCCGCCATGGGTTGCCTGGCGTGATTTGGTTCAGGAGTTTTTGCAGGCCAAGGCCGCAATGCGAGTCGGAACAACTGTTCCCTTGAAGGCATTCAAATGCGAATCGCTTGGCGTGCCTTGGATTGAGGAAATGGAAAGCGACGACGAACTGCGAGAACTGACGGTGCATGATGACGCCTGGCCCTGGGTGGATGAGGATTTCAGGTTTGCAACCGTGGACGTGCAGAAGGATTTGTTCTACCTGGTAGTGCGTGCCTGGTCGAAGGACGGCCGCAGCAGGTTGGTGCATTGGTCAAAGCCTCTGACCTTTGAAGATATTGAAGACTTACGAATCCAGCACGAAGTAAAACCGCACCTGCTGTTCATCGACTCGGCCTACAATACACAGAAGGTTTACGCAGCCTGCAAAAGGTTTGGCTTCACTTGTATGAGGGGCGCCAAGGCGCGGGACTTCGCACACAAGCTGAAAGGCATCGACAACGTGCGCCGCGCCTACTCGCCCAGGGTTTACGTTGACCCTGCCGTCGGAACCAAGAGCCAGGGCAGGGTGCGCCCTGTGTCGCTGTTCCATTGGTCAAACCCAACCGTGAAGGATGTTTTGTGTAACCTGCGCGACGGCAAGGGCGCCAGTTGGACGGCGCTGCCGGATGCCGGCCAGGAATACGAACTGCAAATGTTCAGCGAACGCCGGAAGGAGCGGCACGACAAAGCCGGCCAGGTTGTTTACGAGTGGCACAGGGTAGGCAAGCGGGCTAACCATATTTGGGATTGTGAAGGAATGCAGGTTGCCGCTGCCATGATGGCGAAATGTTTGGCCGAAGTTGCTTGACGATTCCCAAGACTGACGTTATTTTGTTTATGTGTTAGCGCACGATTGAACATAGGGCGCTGACGCCCACAACTGCGGCCTCGCGATGGTTTCCTCTTTCCCCAAGCGAGGCCGCCTTCTTTCATTCGCTTGAGATTTCCCAAACTGCCCCGACTATCTTTCCCAAATGCGGGCAGAAGGTTTGTTTCTAGATTTCACCACCAGCGAAATCACCACCATCCTGGCCAAGGCCAAGACCTTGATTACGGAGGGCAAAACGCTGATGGCATACGGCATTGGCGGCCGGAATGCCACCAAGCAGTTTACGCTGCCGGTTGACCAGGTGTTGCGCGAGTGCCGTTTTGCGCTCAAGAAAAAAGACCCTGCAACCTACGGATACCTGTCAACCCGCACATACTCCAAGTTCCGCAATGCTTAAAGGCTTCCTAAAAAAACTTGGTTCCTTATGGGAGCCACAATATCAAAGCAACCGACACCGCCGGCCGCTGCGTTCCCTGAACAAGGACACAAAGCAGCTAATCCCGACCGGCACACACCAGCAGCTTGTCAGCGCAGGCCGCTGGTTGTTTGGCAATTTCGCACCAGTACGCGGCGCCCTGCTTGAGCAATGCACTTACAGCGTCCAGCCCTTCATTCCGCAATATGTCGGCAAGGATTTGGAATGGGGCGTGCGTGCTGAATCCTGGCTGAACGATTGGCACAAGATAATGGACGTCCAGGGGCGTTGCGATTTCGAGGAATTCCTCTACCTGTCGCTGCTGTCGATAAAGCGCGACGGCGACGTCGGCGTGATGCTGACAAACACAGCCGGCGGCTATCCCGCCGTGCAACTCATACCCGCTCACCGCATTGCCAGCCGAAACCAGGACGCAAACGAACACAACGGCGTAATCAGTAACAAGCAAGGCCGTGCGGTGTCCTATATGATTGACGGCGAGCGCAAAGTGAGCGCCCGTGATATGGCGCTGTGTTTCTTTCCTGAATGGTCTGACCAGGGGCGGGGCATCACGCCCTTGTCGGCCGTCACAGGCGACTTGCAGGACGTCAAGGAGTTGCGTGAATACGAGTTAAGCGCACAGAAGGCGGCCAGCAGCATTGCCCTGGTTGAACACAATGAGGACGGTTACGCCGACGACTCTGAAGCATTCATCGACCAGACAATTGAAGATGGCGCTTTGTCCACAACCATGGAAACGCTTGAAGGCGGCGCCATTAGATATTTCCGCGCCGGCTCCGGCAGCAAGATCGAGGTGATGGACAGGAACCGGCCCAGCGCAAATGCCCAGGAGTTTGAAAACACAATTTTACGCTCTGCCTTCCAGGCGCTTGAGTGGCCCTACGACCTGTCCCTTGACCCGACCAAGATTGGCGGGGCGGTGGTTCGCCTGGTTACTGCGAAGGCGCAGCGCACAGTCGAGAAAAACCAGAGGCTAGTCCGAAAGATTGCCAAACGGATTGACGGCTACGCATTGGCCAAGGCCATGAAGATGGGCCTGTTGCCAAGCCCCAAGGGTGGCGATTGGTATTCATGGCACTACCAGGGGCCGCGCAAAATTTCAGTTGATGGGGGCAGAGATGCTGCGGCCGGTCGAGAGGATTACAAGCTGGGCCTGACAACCTTGCAGGAACTCTACGCCGACCGTGGCCTGCATTGGGAAGATGAAGTCGAGAAAAGAATTACCGAACAGCGTTTTGTTTTAGACCTGGCCGACAAGTACGGCATTGACCCAAACCGCGTTCAATTACTTACACCAAACGGACTACCCAACGAAAATGAAAATAAGACAGGAGTTTGAAAAGTGGGCCATTCTGCCGGCTTGCATTGAGCAGGCCCAGGCAACCCTTGGCGCGAACATAATCGAGGCCGCCGAGGAGGACGCGGCTGGCGACGAGTTGGAGGATTACACCTTTGCCGAGAGTGGCGGCGTGGCAATCATCCCTGTGGCCGGCGTCATTGGCCACAAACTTGGCCCTGTTGCCAAGATGCTGGGCGGCGTTGATGCGCTTGACGTCATGGCGGCCATCGAGTTGGCGGCCGAGGATGACGAGGTTGACACTATTATTTTAGATATTGACTCACCAGGCGGGACAGTTGCCGGCGTGCCGGAGTTGGCCGAGACAGTCGAGGCTGTGCAGGAGTCAGGCACCAAAAAGATTTACGCCTACACCGACAGCCAAATGGCCAGCGCGGCCTATTGGTTGGCGGCCGGTGCAAACGGTATATTTGCCGCACCGTCTGCCGACGTTGGCAGCGTCGGAGTTTACCTGCCCGTGATGGATACCAGCGCGGCGCTTGCCGAACAGGGTGTGTCGGTTGAGATTTTCAAAAGTGGCAAGTACAAGGCCGCCGGTTTCCCTGGGGTGGCCCTGGATGAGGAAGTGCGGAAGCACCTGCAACTTGAAGTCATGGACACTTACAACGAGTTTTCCGGCTTTGTTAAAAAGTACCGGCCAGAGTTAAGCTACGACAGTTTGCAGGGCCAGACCTTCACGGGAAGGCGAGCCGCCGAGATTGGCATGATTGACGGCGAGGCTAAAAGTTTGGATATTCTCTTGCAAAAGCTGGGGCGCGAGTAAGATGAAGGCACATTTGTTTTGATACAATGACTATCGCACAAGAAAACGCCGACCTGAAAACGCAGCTTGAAGCTGCCACAGTCGGCACAGAGCAGGCAACCGGCGAAGTCGTCGCGTTGAAGGAGCAAGTTGAAAAACTTGATGCGGCGCAGGCTGGCCTGCTTGAGAAGTGCGGCCAATTGGAAGACGAATTGACCGAGGCCAAGGCCGACCAGGCCGACGTCGCGGAATTAGCCGGCGCCCAGGCTGCCGAGATAGTCGCCCAGCAGGGTGCCGAGCCGGTAGCCGAGGACGTCGAGGCAGTCAGCAAGGTGAAAACCCTGGCCGACCTTTGGAACGATTATTCCGCAATTGAAAACCTGAAAGAGCGCACGGTTTTCTATCGGAACGAAATCAAGCCGCAACTTTAATTTTTTAGGAGCATACAAACATGGCAAACACACTAGGGGGCGTAAATCTAGCCCAAATCGCACAGCAAACGCTCGAAACACTCTCGGCCGAGATGCCAATTGTTTCGGCATTCACGACTGACTTCAGCAGCGACGTTGCTGACGTCGGCGAATCGGTCAGCACTCGCGTTGCGACGGCTGTAAGCGCAGGAGATGCCACAAGCGGATACTCTGCAACGGACGTTACTTCAACGGCCAAGACCATCACGCTGAACAAGCACAAGCACTTCACGGCGGCATTCACCGACCTGGAGATTGCCAAGGGCGGCATGGATATGCTCGAAAGAACTTTCGTTCGTCCGGCTGTTCACGCAGTTGTAAACGCGATGATGGACGACCTGCTGGCGTTGGCCTTGACGGCTACTTACAGCAACGAGGTAACGGTTGTTGCCGGTAGCTTTGGCGCCGACGACGTGGCCGACCTGGCTGGCGACCTTACGACCTTGAACGTGCCGAAGTCTGACCGCGCCTTGGTTATCAAGCCGGCATACTACGCCAACCTGGCGCAGGACAATGCCATTCAGGCCAGTTACGCCTACGGCGGCCCTGGTTCTATTCAGGACAATGCGGTGCCGAAGGTTCACGGTTTCAACGTGTACGAGTACAGCGACATTCCTGCCAACGGCGAGAGTCTGGAAGGTTTCGCTTGCGGGCCGGAAGCATTGATTATTGCAGGCCGCCAGCCGGCGTTGCCAGAGAACTGGGCGGGCGCAGTTGAGTCTGTCCAAGACCCTGGAACCGGCGTGACGTTGCAGCTTCGCAACTGGTACGAGGGTAAAGATGGCGCACAGTACATCACGGCAACGATGATTTACGGCGTGGCATCTGGCACCGACTCCATGAAGCGCATCGTTTCCGCTTAATGAAGTTAAGTCTGACCGTCGGCCGTAAGGGCGCCAAATATAAGGTGCTTTACTGTGGCGAGGATGCCGGAAAGGCAGTCGCCAAATATGCCGACGAGTTGGATGCGGAAAAGGTGAGCTTCGACGAGGTGGCGGTTTTTAGAAAACCGTTTCACTTCAAGAGGCGCAAACTGATGGCCTAACGGCCAGCGTTATGATTCAGCCGGCGGCCTGCTAAACAGCGGCCGTCGGCTTTTTTGTTAAATGAGTTACGCGGACGACATTGCCGAGATGATAGCCGACCTGCCGGTGGACTATATTATTGGCGTTACAACCTACACCGGCGCCGTCAACGAAATTTCAAAGGGCCAGGACGCAGGCGAGGGCGGTTTTCTTGACGACTTCGACCTGACAGTTGTGGCCAAGAAGGCAGACCATTCAACCCTGCCAGACATTGGTTCCAAGATGACCGTTGACGGCCAGAGTTATCGCATCGAGAAGATTACAACCACACCGGCCGACGCTGCCGAGGTGCGGTTCAATTTAATGAGCGCCGACCGATGAGCGTTAAGATTAACCAGGCGGCATTCACGCAGCAGTTGAGGCGCTACGCCAAGGTGAACCGGCGCAGTTTCAAGGACATAGTGAACGCCAAGGCGCTCGACCTGGCCTTCCAGGCGTTGAAACACACAGACGCAGCCAGCGCCAGCGCCATCGAGTATAAACTTGGCGCCATTGGCAACAAGGTCAGCAAAAGCCGGAAGACCGGCCAACTGCGGAAGGGTAAACGAATCCTGAAGGCAAACAGTTTCGCGGCCAGGATCGTGAACAGCCGACGCAAGAAGGCAGGCCAACCGATGATATGGGGCAAGGAGTTAGAGAAGGCCGCGCAGAAGTTGATCAATATGCGGGTGCGGGCCGTTCGCTTCCTGAAAAGCGGCTGGCTGCCGGCAATCAAAAAACTTTCCTACGCGGTCGAGCGCCGAGACAGGCGCCCATGGCCGAAGGGTTTGAGCAAAGGCAAGGCAGCGACAAAAGGATGGGGCAGACCGGCCAAGTCTGAACTTAACCCTGAAGCCTGGGTTGCCAATAGCGCCACAAACAACAGCCAGCAAGCCATTAGCAAGATCAAGGCAGGGTTGAGCATGGGCATGGCTGCGGCGGTGGCTGATATGGCCGTTTACATCCAGAAGAAACTTGGCCGCGACTACAAGAAAGCAGGCTTTTAATGGCATACAATTCGTTAGAAGAAAAACTTGAAACCAGGGGCAAGGCTGTGCTGGACGGCGACAGCACATTCGCCGGCTATTCAATCACCGTCAGCAAGGGCGAGGACGACGACGAATTGGAACTGCCGCGCTGCCTGGTAATCTGCAACAGCGGCGAGGAATCCATCCCTGGCCTGGGCAACTTCAAGTGCGAACTGACGGTGCGACTGATTGAATCCATGGACGATACGACCCTGGCCACGCACCAGACGCACGTTGCCGTCATTCGCGACTTGTTCATGGACTCCGACCTGGCCAGCACCCTGTCGGATGCCACCGAGGAGGTTACGGTTTTTGCCGTTATCTCTCGCGCTTTGGAAAAGGGAGTGGAGGAGCGGGCCTGGTATTGCGAGGTGACAGTTGAGGTGCTGGCGGCGTCGTCCGACCTGGTTACAACAGGCTTCTCGAATCTCAAGGCGTCACTCAATTCAATCAGCAAGACCGTGGCAGCAACCGGCACGCCAGAGGTGCTTGGGACTGATTCTGTTTTGTTCCATTCAATTACATTCCAGGGCATGAAATCGGCTCGCACCCTAAACGCGGGCAACGTCTACATTCAGCCGGCATCAACCGACGACTCGGCCGGTTTCCGGCTTGAACCAGGTTCGTCAATCACTTTTCAGGCTGGCGAGGAGGATAATTACTTCGCGGCCGACCAATTCTACATCGACGTTGACCAGGCTGGCGACGGAGTGGTTGCCCTGCACAGTCGCTAGAGGTTTCGCTTGAGGTTTTGGCGGCCGCGTCAAATATCGCTTGAGAATTTAGGAGATTTTATGGCTACAATTAAAGGAACGGCACTTCAGTATGGTATCGCCACCAGCGCAACGACCGGCATCACCGGCCAGGCGGCAGTCACCAGTTTGAGCGGCGGCCACAGGGCTGAAACCAAGCGAATCAAGGGGAACAACGGAGACACGATGAGTTTTGTCATTTCCGACCAGACAATTGAAGCAACGGCAACCATCGTTTGCACCGACGCGCTGGCCATCCCTTCAATCGGCGACACCATTACGCTGGCAAGCTTCGACGACGCCGACCTGAACGACGACTATTATTGCATCAGCAGCGACGCGAACCACAGCAACGAATCCGAGCTAACGGCAACGGTTGGCCTGTTGAGCTTCAACGGAACATTTACTGGCCCGTGATAATGTGGATGACTACCTGCACAGCATCATTCCCGAACCTGTCACCATCCTGGGGCAGGAGTTGCGCCCGTTTTCTTTAGGTCATTACCTGCTACTGAATCGCCTGGACTGCGCCTTCCTGTCGGACGACAAAGAGGCGTTGCTGGGCGATCTGCTTTTGGGCCTGCTGGTTTGCGCCAACACCTTTGAAACGTCGCAGGACATTCTGCGCCGCGCTGACCTGGGCGACGATATAAAAGCCTGGGCCGAAAACGTCGGCGAGTTTGAGGCAGACGAAAAGGCTGAACTGTTCACCGCCTACCTGTCGGCCGCCATGGAGGTGCCAAAGTTTTGGACAAGCGGCCAGGCCAACGGCGCCAAGGCCGGCGCACCCTGGCCGCAACTGGTACGCACGCGCCTGTTGTCCGAGGCAGGATTGAGCGCCGAGGAAATAATGAACCAACCCCTTGGACAAACCTGGTGGGATTACCTGGCGCTGAACGAACAGAAGGGCGCCCTGAAATTGAACGACGCAACCACAGAAGAACTTTTGAAGCGGCACAGGGAAGTCGCAGCACAGGCAGACGATGGCAACGGCACACGTTAATGTAAAAGGCCGCACCAGCATGGACGGCAGGGGTTGGTCTGCCGGCCTGCGGAAGATGGAAACCGGCACCAAGGCCGCAGCCGGCCGGATGGCCGGCAGTTTCGCCGGCGCGATTGGGGGCGTGTTTGCTGTTGGCTTCCTGGCAAGCGCCACCAGGCGAATCGTTCAGCACGCCGACCAGATTCACAAGACTGCGGTGCGTATCGGCGCCAGCACCGACACCATTCAGAAGTTTGATTTTGCTGCCACGCAGAGTGGCGCGACCATGAGCGACGTTGAAAAGTCGTTTATTAACACAGCCAAGGCCATGGAGTCGGCCAAGCAGGGATTGACAACCCACATTCGCGCCTTCCAGGCGTTTGGCATCACGATGCAAATGCTGAACGTCATGTCGCCGGAACAGGTTTTCCTGAAGGTTGCCGAGGCTATCGAGAAGGCTGGCGGCGCCATGGACAACGCCAAAAGTTTGCAGGACATAATGGGGCGCGGAGGCGCGGCAATGATTCCCGCATTTGTTTCTGGTTTCACCGGCCTGGCTGGCAGCGCACCAAAGGGCATCGACAACGAAACAATTGAAAGCCTGGTCAAGTTCAACGACGAACTGGACAGGCTGAAGCGCGAGGCTTTGCCGGCAGCATCTGCCGCCGTTGCAGGATTGGCCAACCAACTGGAAGCGGTCGTTAAAACTCCCACCGGCGAAAGGCGCAGTACAACCGACCGCAACTTGATGTTGTTATCAAAAATATTGAATGGATTGCAACCCCTTAACTGGTTTGGCGGCGTTCGCGTCAGGGGCAAGGAACCATTTTCACCAGGCGCCACGGATGAAACAAGAGGCGTTTTGCTTGGCTCAAATCTTGGCCAACCAATACCGGCCGCAAGCGACCCAGCAGTTGCCGACGCAGCGGCAGCGGCCGCAGCAAAAGCCTGGTCAAAGCCGAGCCTGCAACTGAATAGCCTGCAACGAATCGGCGCAGCAGTCACGCAGTCGGCCGACCCGATTGCAATTGAAAGGGACAACAACAAACTGTTGAAAACGATTGCCAAAAACACAAAGAAACTTGCCGACGAAACCGACGAAATTTAGGCCATGGCAGACGTAAAAGGTTACCATCTAGTTCAGCAAAACCCGACAATATCCTGGGACAAGGCTTCCGGCTTTAATTACACCAAGGAGTTTGAAGGAGAGACAACGGCTGTTCGCGGATTGTTTGGCCGCTACGTTCGCGACGGCGGCGCCAGCAGCATACGATTTGAGCCTGAAGGCGCCACGGCCAAGCTGTTCGTTAACTACGCAAAAGACGTTTGGGGCGGCGCCGCCACCGAAACGCCGGTTGAAGTTTGGGAACTGGACGGCAACGACCAGGAATACAGCCTGTGGGAACATCCCACAATCAAGGCGCTTGATTTCGTTTCACAAACAACCATCACAGCGCCTTACGTTGACGCTGGCGACACTTTCAACGCCAACGAGGTAAACCGTGCCAGGATAAAAAAACAACTGGAGGACACCGTTGAAACCGACTCCGACGACAAGGTGAAAGACCCGTCGTTTTTATCCGCAACCATAACAACCGACCGGCAAAACCCTGCCTGCGATGCTGCCTTGAAAAACATCTACCGGCACCTGGTAAAGGAGCAGGACAGTTTCCAGCGGCCACAGTACACGCTGCGCCATTCGTTCACCTTCTCCCAGGGCTACAACTACGGCGCCACCGTCATCCAGCGGGCATTCGGCAACGTCAACAGGATCGTGACGCCGGCTCAACTGTTATCAAATGCGACAATCGGCGAACCTTCCCTGGATGCTGCAATGTCCACAAGCCTGGCCAACGTCCACATTTACAGCGTGCCGACCGGCGTCAGCACCAGCACATACCAGCAGACCATTGACGGCATCACACACCAATGGGGATGGCTCAAGGGTGCGCCCAAGATAATCAGCGAAGGCCGCCGCAAGGTTACGGTTACACAGGAATGGAAACTGGAACTGTGGTCAACCTGGGTTTATGCAATTGCAAGCTGATGCTTCAACCTCCGACCAAACTTTCTGAAACCAAACGAATCAACTCCTGGCTGAATCAGTTGTTGGCCTACACTCGGAGCCTTCAGCTACGGCCAAACGCTGATGTGCGAATCAGCCGAGGCACCAACGGAACACACGTTGACGTCAAGCGGCCTCGCAGAATGTCCGGCGGCGGCAGCGGCAGCGGCAGCGGGGCGGCTGTATGGCTGTAAATTATCTGACAGGCAACGAGTCGCCGACGGCGGCCAAGATGAACGAACTGTGGGCCGAGGCCGACAGCATCATTGACAAGGCGTTGAAGGGTGGCAGCACCTACTTGCTTGAGAACATAGGCGCGAGCAGCAGTCCCTCAAGTTACCCTGACAGCATCCTGTACAGAGGCACTCCATTTGTCTGGACGACAGGCGGCACGCACACAGCGGCCAGCACAAGCCTGCTTTATTCTGCTTTTGATACTGTTCCGACGAGCCATTCACAAAGCAGTTACGACACAGCGGCGGCGGCCGCCACAGTCAACACATACAGCAGCGACGGCTACGCGCACCTGGCCGGTAGCTCCACGCCAAACCTAATCAATAGCCTGAAGGTTCACACGCGAACCGATTCTGGCACGGAGTACGAAATTTGGGAATACGACCAACCAGCGCCGGAAAAGGAGTGGAAGTATGGCACCTGTGAGATTGTCCTGGCTTTAGGCACAGGCACAGCGTTCACCGTTCCAAGCACCTATTTGAAATACAATCTGTGGAAAATACACAACCTGACGGACAGAACGTACACCATCTACCTCGACGACTATTCCAGCCCGACTGACACGTTCACCATTCCACCGTACAGCCAGAGGTGCGTGCGGCGAAAAGGCACAAACGACTACGACTACAGTTACAAATACTTTTTCAAGGCTGAACCAGGCGACCCTCGCTTTTTGGCCTTCGACAGTTTCGACGGTTCGATTGCCCAGACGATGCGGGCCAACAACCTGACGAACGCCAGTTACATCTACAACCTGTTTGAGTTTGTTGGCATGGACAACGCGCCGCGTGTCTTCACAGACTCGTCGCAGGGGCATGAACACTACCAGCAGAGGATTTATTTCAACCCCACAACCACAAACGACATTGGCAGCGAGTACGCCACGGCGGGCCATTTCCCTACAATCTCCGACACGACGCTGGTTGGCGATGTTATCTACCACAAAGGCAAAATCGGCTACCGCAAGAAGGATACAAGCGGCAGCACCCTGGAGGTTGGCACAATAGATTTTGACGGTTGGGCCAGTTTCAACACAAACCTTGCCGCAATTGATGCCGAACTTGATGTGTCAGGCATCAGTCACAACGACGACACCAAGATTGCAACCAGCGCAACCCCCTACGAGTTGAACCTGTGGCCGGTTGGCACCAATGTTTTGCAAATCAACGACGTCAACCAGGAACTAAACCTGGCCTCGACTACCTACAACCTGCAAACGCATTTCCTGAAACCGACCGACCATGGCACCACACCAATGCGGTTCAATCGTTATTTCTACGAACTTGAAACCCATTCGACGGGTACACCTGGCGCCCCGATTAACTCCACCAGCGAACGCTACAACGGCAAGACCTACACCGTCGGAGACTTAAAAACCTTCCTCGACAGCTACCAATCAAACAGTACGCCGGAAAACAAAAGCGTGAAGCTGACCAGCGAAGGGCCGTACCTGTTTTGGCGTGATGTTTTCCCCATCAAAGCAACTGTGTCAGGCGATAGCGAAGGATGGTTTGACGGCTTCAACACCAACCACGCCTTCAGCCTGGAACTGGTTGGCGGCGTGCCAAAGCTGAAAATTGACCAGGAATGGTTCATTCCTTTGCGCTTGTACGCCGCGAGTTATGCCGGCAGCAGTCCCAAGGGCGTGGCAAATTATTTTTACGGGTACACCTGCGGGTGGCCGAGCCATTGGAAAGACAGCCTTTTCAATGTGGCACAAGGCAACAGCCTTGGCCGGCACCATGTTGATACTCACAAATTCCACAGGTTGCATGAAGGGCCGCGCAAGTCGCGCCGCTACGAAACCGCCACGCCCATTACCGGCGGCACAGAGACATTCCTGCACAACGACATAACCGGCGACCCTATAGGCCAAAATGGTGCCGACGTTACGCTGGCCAACACGGGAACCATGACCGACTCGGACATTTCGTTCCTGACCAACGACATCGACCTGAAGGCTTCAAAGGGCAGTTTTGCCGGCGGCGAGGTTAACAATCCAAACTACCCGCGAACCATCATTGACGATGCCGTGCTGGAGATGGAAAACTCGAAAAGCGCCAGCAGTTTGGACACAACCAAGGCCGTGGCCGGTTACAGCCGGCTAAATCTGCTGAAGGAACATTTCAACAACATCACCATATCAATCAAGAAGGCCGACAAGATTAGGCCGCTTTGTGTTGATGAAATTTATTTTGGCGACCGCAAAATGAAGCCAGGCGCGGGATGGTTTAACTCGCTGGACTCGTTTGCCCCCATGACATTGTTTGAAGGTTTCGTTGATGGCGATGACCAGTTTGACCTTTACACCGACCTGCTTGGATCGGGATTGATTCGGGACTACACCGACTTCCCCGATTCTTCTGATGTTTACGCAGCCGCCCACACCGGCACAAATACACCAAGCGGGGCGTCAGAGCAGGACGACCTTGACGACTACCGTTGGGTTGAAATTGACGATGTTAAGGCGTTTGCGGCTGCCGAGGGTTTGGGGTTTCGGTTTGAGGAAGTGGCGGCGCCGTCTTATTTTTCAACGTCATTCAGCCAAACCAGCGGCTTGAGCGGCTCAACGACTTCAATTGCAAATGTGTTTCTGTGCGCGTTAAGCGGTGAAGGTCATGCCTGGAAAATCCCCACAGGCGCCACGGCCATGATTACGGGGGAACATTACGGCCAGGATTTCGGTTATGTGCCGTTGAGTAGTTCCCCCTCCGAAACCCTTGGAACAAGTTTTTATTCTAAAAATTCGACCGGCTACGATTACAACCTGGCCCGCGCATACAAGAACAACCTTTCCACCGGCGAAGTGCCGACCGGCTTGGTCATACAATGTATTGACACCACACGCACAACTGCGCCCAGGGCCAAGCTGGCAGTTGAACCTCTGAAACTGGTTGAATTGGTTATTCCTGGGGGCGGCATTTACTACGCATATGGCAACGACATTGCGCCGACTGATTCCAGCGACCTGGAGGACATAACGGCAGACAAGCAGTTTTACTACCCAAGCGGCTCGCGCCACAGGTACGCATTCCTTCTTAACGTCACGGCGCCGGAAACCCACAGCGCCTAAAAAGCACCTTCGCTTGCAAATTGCCCGACCTGCCGGAGTCTAGGCGCGGCGCATGGCGAATAAATGGGAACTAACGGTGAACATCACCGACCGGCAATTTGTAACTAGCCGGTATGATTCAAGCACCTTCACCCTGGACAAGCTGTTCCAGGGCGATGTGCTGCCGCTGCGCGTTCGCCTTGTAGCAGTCAACCAGGCCGGCGGCCTGACTGACCCTTTTGACCTGGTAACAGCCGGCAGCGTCGAGGTTGCCATTGTCACGCCTGACAGGGCCAGCCCCGTCAAACTGGCCACAACCGGCGCCGTTTCAATTGCCGCTGATGGTTCCGACTATTACGCCGACTGCACCCTGGCCCTGAACACCACAGAAATCAACGGCCTGCTGACCGGCAGCGCGACCAGCGCCAGCACGACCATCGAGGTTGAATACATCAACGGAAGCAACAGCCTGACGCCCGTGCAGCAGTCTGTGACGTTGCAGGCGCATGGAATAGACGCTGCTGCTTCCTCGCCTTCGCCGTCGTCGAGCTACTACACGACGACCCAAACAGACGCCAATTTCCTGGCCTCGGCTGGCGGCACAATGGCCGGCGACCTGACTTTATCCAACGCCAGCAAGCTGTACGTCAATCGGTTGGACGATACGGCCATCACAGGGGCAGGCAACCACACGCTAAACCCTGGCAACGGCACATTCATCAAGATTGGCGCCCTGTCGGCTGATGCCGTCCTGGTTGGCATTAGTGGCGGCAACGACGGCCGGCTGTTGATCGTCTACAACAGCGATACAGCCGACGAGTTGAGGATTGCACACGACAGCAGCAGCGAAAGCACAGCAGCAAACAGAATTTACACCATGACGGGCAGCAACGTGGACATAACGGCACGCGGCACGGCGATGTTTATTTATGACGTCGGCCCAGATCGTTGGATACTCATTAACGTCAACCCATAATTTAGAACAATGGCACAGCAAACATTCGGAAGCATAATCAAGACGGTAGCGGCCACAGGCACGCCGGAGGCATTGGGAACCAGCGCGACAAGGTTTCATTCGGTTGCCTTCCAGGGATTGAAGGCGGCCCGCACCGACAACACCGGCACAGTCTGGATTCAGCCCAGCAGCGGCGACGGCACGGCCGCCATGAAGCTGGAACCTGGCGACGTTGTTGGCTTCACCGCCGACGCGGCAGATGACTACTTCACCGCCGACCAGTTTTTCATCGATGTGGAGACTGCCGCCGATGGGGTTGTCGCGTTGTACGATAAATAGGAACCGGCCATGATTACCAAATTTAAGAAACCCGTTGCCGCAAGCGGCTCGACCATCGAGAACGAGCCAATCATCAAGTCGGATGGTGCATCCTCCGATTTGATGGAGTGGCAAGCGTCTACTGGTTCAAGCAAGGTCGAGATACGCGAGGACGCAAGCAACAACCTGAAGCTGGAAGTTGACGGCATACCTGTTGCAAGCGGCTTGGCTGGCATAGACGGCCAAGGACTCCACTTCGACGGTGCGGCTGGCTCCGTTGGGTTTACTGCGCCTGACCTTGGCACGAAATTCAGTTGCGAATTTATCGTTCAAGCTGATTCGTGGGAGCGGTATCAAATTTTGTTTGGGTTCGGCCCACTTGGAGAATTGCAACTGCTCTCTCATTCCAGCACTTCTTACAATCTGGCTTTTTACGACTCCGACTTTCGGACATTTGGCTCAACGGGAGGGCTGGAAGACGGCAAGCCCCATCACATTGTAATCACAGTAGACGGCACGGCTTGTGTTTTGTATTCCGATGGAAACCAAGTGGGCACAGCAACGCTTGGAGGCACACCAAACATAGACGCAAGCGTCAGCGGTGCGTTCGGGTCTGACAGGAGTGGCTCAAGCCAGTTTTGGGATGGAATTTTTTACCGCGCCCGATTCTGGAACAAGACGCTTTCCCAAGCGGAGGTCACGGCGAGCTACGAGAACGCTACCGTGCCGTTTGCAGACCAGTATGGGAGTCAGACGAATAAAATTACTGGTGCTGTTGACAAAAACTGGGGAACCGCCCAAGCGGATACTGGCAACGATGCAAACGACCGCGCAACATTCAATGCTGCCTATGTGTGGACAGTCTCCGGTTCGATAACTGACATTAGTATTGCGAGCAATCTTCTGCAATTTACTACATCCGCACCGCAAGGTCTTTACTATAGTGCCGGAATTGCTGCTGGTAAAAAATACAGAATCACGGTGGCAACGGGAACGATTACCGGCACTACTTTCAAGGTTTACGCTGGCGGCGAGGCAGCGGCGAACGAAGTCGGGGATTTGGTAGCTTCAACCACAAATACATTTGAATTTACTTCGAGCAATCCCAGCAACGGCTACATTTATATTTTAGCAGTTGGCGCGGGAACGATTCAACTCAACGCAGCGAGTGTCAGCACCGAATTAGTCGCCGCTGGAGTGGTGGCTGATTACGACTGCGCTTTCAGCAATCCGCAAATGTCGTTGACCGTTCAGGATCGAGCGGGTGCGGCAGACGGCACTTCGTCTGCAACGGGTGTGAGTCAGGTCACGCCGATTGAGCAGTTGAACAGCAAGTCCGCTCGCATAGGAACGAGTGCGGCGACACCGGCAGATGGTGAGTTAGCGATTGACGGGAAAGTCACAATTTCACGCGCCAATGATTCGGATGTTCATTTGTCGATGGCGCAAGCAGAAGGAACTGGACGCACATACAATTTACTCTCTGACGATTCTGGCAATTTCAGTGTGCGCGATGATGCTACCACTCGATTGCTCATCTCCTCGGCTGGACTCGTGGATGTTAAAGCCGGTTTGCGAATCTCAACGGCTGGCCAAGAACTGCAATGGGTGACGGGTAACACGAAAATCACAGGTTCTAACACCTATATGATTTTCGATGTCAATTCCGCAGAGCGGATGCGAATCGACTCGACCGGTGCAGTAGTCGTAAACAACGCTGGTGGAGATGCACAGATTTATTTAGGCGGTACAAGCGGCAGCAGTAGAATGTATGTCGCTCGTTCTGGAGCGGACAGTCTTCTTTGGAATGTAGATGCGGGAAACTTGAAGCTCGGAACCAGCGACACGGCTCGCCTCACCATCGACTCGACCGGCAACACGCTTGTTCAGAGTGCAACTGGCCCAGTATTTACATCTGAACGCGATTCTGGGTCTGGAACAACGGGTGCTTCTGGCGCGTTGTATCTTCGCAACAAAACAACCGGCGTAATGGCTGATGGCTTTGGCGCGGAAATGCAGTTCCGAGTCACAGATGCCGACAACACAAATGTTCCTCTGGCGGCAATAAACGCCACTCGCCAAACTGACGACACTTCGGGCCAGTTGGTATTTCGGACTTACAAAACTGGCAGCGGAGTAGACAGACTGACGATTGACGAGGATGGCCTCGCGACCTTCGCGAACGGGATTGATGTCGATTCAACCGGCAACTTCGTAAAACTTGAGGCATATCAAAACGTCTCTGTTGCCGATGACGCTACAATCTCACTTTCGTCGGGTAGTTGTTCGAGCGCAATTGTTTCAGTTTATGAAACCAGCGGCGGTGTCGGTGGAGTATTTTTTATTACATATTCCGGCACGGCGGTTTTAATTGCTTCTAGTGGTTCTGTCGCCGCCACGGATTCGGACGGCAATATGTGCGTCTACAAGAGCGCATCTTCGCACACCGCGACTTTCAAAAACCGAATGGGTGGAACAAAGACTTTCAGTATAGCACAACTAGGAGGATATTTAGTGTAATATGAAGATTGAAATAAAAGACTTCAAAACGGACGGCGACAACAAGTTTGTCGGATTTAACATAACGGACGATGCGGGCAATCGCTTTGTCATCGACAAGCAAGTGCCACTCTCTGAAGGCAAGACTGACGAGCAATATGTCACGGAAGCATTGGCGGCAAGCCAAGCAGAAATTGACGATTGGCAAGCGTCATTCGCGCACGTTGGCAAAGAGTGGGATGCCGAGGCAAGCGCATTTGTGGTAGCAGCACCAGCACCAGCACCAGCACCAGCACCGGCAGCGGAGGAAGCACCAGCGGAGGAATCTGAATGATCGAAGTTAATACAATACCCAATCCAGAGGCGGGGCTGAATGTCTCGAAGGTAGCCATCAGCTTGAACAGCGCGGCAGAGTTCTCGATGCAGTTCAACGTGGTTGGCTGGGGCAAGTTCACCAACGCAGACGGTGACGAGGTCTGGGGCAATGCGCCTCTCGTCTCGACGCTACTCAAGGTTGATGGCGATGCGTGGAGGAACTGGACGCCAGATGCGGCAGCCAGCGATTCCGAGTACATTGTCGGACTCGCGCTGGGCGCTCTTGGGCTTTCCCGCGACGAGACGGTTGTTCCAGCGGAGCCGGAAGCCCCGTCTGAATAACCAGGCAGACCGTCAACATGAACGACGTTCTGGACATGGGCAAAGCGACAAGCAGCGGCGTGATAGGCGTCGGCACCTGGTACGTTGAAATATCTCAACTCTTGCAGTTAAGCATTTCAACCGCTTGCCTCTGCTACCTGGTGGCAAAGATTTATTTTTTGGTTAAGAACAAAGGCAAACAATGAAAGCACTTGAAGGCAAAAAAAGTTATTTGACAGGAATTGGCGCCCTGCTCGCAGCCTGTGGTTTATACCTGCAAGGCCAGATCGAGCTAGGCGCTGCGGTGCAGTTGGCCGTGACGGCACTTATGGGTATCTTCATCCGCAAAGGCATCAAGACCGATACCGGCGCCGAGTGATGCTTGAGGTTGTCCTGGCCATCGTGGCGGCCTTGATTACCTGGTACGCCAAGCGCCGCATCAAGCGGCTGGAGGACGACAATGCTGAATACCTGGATGCCCTGTCTGAAATCGACCTGGCCGTGGCAACAGGCAACCAGGATCGTGTCAACGCTCGCCTTGAGTCTACTTTGCGCCGGCTGCGCCACGAGGCCAAGGTTGCTTGTGATTCCCGCAGACCGGGAAGTGACAAGGCTGCCGGCGGCTGAAGCCTACACGCCGGCTGTCCCTGGTTGGTTCGTTCCAGATGCCAGGATGCAGGAGATACTGCACCAACTCCATGGGCAAGCAGGCGCTGAATGACACGCTGCTGACCAGCGCCACCGGCGAGTACCTTGTTGCCGCCGAACTGTGCCAACGCGGCTGGCAGGTCTGTATGTCGCCGCATCAACCATCGTTTGACATTGCCGCCGTTAAGGGCCGTAAGGTGCAGCGCGTGCAGGTAAAGACCAGCGCCAGGCCAACCAAGGACATTGGCAAACTGACGGCACGTTATTCCTTCTTTCCAAAATGTCGCAGCACCAACGACCTTTACACAAGGGAGGAATGCGACTTCCTGGTTTTTGTCGGCCTTGAACACAGGGCGTATTTCGTCCTGCCGGTCGAGGCTGCCACCGTCACAAAATACAACTGGGCGCCTGGCCAGCCTGAATGCTTCCTGGCGCCATACCTTCAGGCATGGCAACTTCTCGAAAAATAGCGGCGCCCAAGCGGCTGAAGATTCTCAATCTCACCTACCAGGTGCGATTCGTGGCCAGCATCGAGGCAAGCGGATGGTGCGACTTCGATCAGCAGGAGATTGTGCTGGCCGAGGGACAGAGCAAGGAGGCGCTGGCCGATACGTTCCTGCACGAGGTGCTGCACGCCGTCGGTCATCTGATGGGCGTTGACTACGATTCCGAGGAACAAGTCGTGCAGACCATGGCCACCGGCCTTACGACCTTCTGGCAGGCCAACCCTGGCGCCTTGAAGTGGTGGGGCAGCCTGCTTTGAGCCGTCACAGCCTCCTGGCGGCCTAATTGGCAAGGTTTAGGCAGGTGGGACATCCATTGTCCCAGGGCGACTAATACAGCGCCTTTTTTGATGCAGAAAACTTTTTTCAATAAAGTTCACTTTTGCACTTGTCAACAATCGAAATAAACTCCACGGTGCGGCTGCGGAGGGAAAGGACAACGCAAATGCACAAAATAAAAACAAACCAACATTGGGCGGCCTACCTGGTCGCATCCGAGAAGGCGACCGCAGCAAAGCGCCGACCTTTTGAAGTAACCGACATGAGCGGCAGCGGCCAGTTTGTGTTCAGATTTTACGCCTGCGGGGCGGCGGCAGTCATCGGATGGCTGTTGCTGTTTGGTTGGCAATAACAAAAACAAACAAAACAAAAAAAGAGTATGTCATTATCAATAACAGTAGGAAGCGGCGGCGGTGGCGCTTGGGAGAATGCACCGACAGGAATACATAAGGCAACGTGCTGCGATGTGGTTGACCTTGGCACACAGGAAACCGAGTTCGGGACAAAACACCAATGCGAAATCCATTTTGAACTGGACAAGGCAACGGCCGGCTTGGTTGAGGCTACCGGCAACCAGTTTACGGTACGCACGCAGAGGTTTAACCTGCCGGAGCCAGGCCAGCAGTTGAACGAGAACTCCAGCCTGCACAAATTCCTGTCAGGTTGGCGCGGCAAGACCCTGACGGCAGGCGAGAACATCGAACTGGAAAAAATTGTAGGAGTTCACGCGCACCTGGTTCTGGCCTTAAAAACGAGCCAGAAAGGCACCGAATACACGGCCATAACAACGGCCTCGCCTAAAAACAAAAACGAGGTTTTCCCGCCATTGTCCGGCGCCTACAAGCGGCGAGTAGTGGAAGCTGCGCCAGCCATTCAAGCGCCTGCTGCTGCACCAGCACAGCCGGCGCCTGTTCAGCCTGACCCTGCACCTGCCGCCAATTTGGCCGAAGATGATGTGCCTTTTTGAGCCATGGCCAACCCAATAAACCCCAACCCGCCGCACAAGGTGGACATTGATTTCTACAACCTGGCGCCAATCTATTTTGACATTGAAACCGAGGCGCTACCTGGGGAGGAACTGGAACACGACCTGCCGTTTTTCGAGGCACCAAAGACCTACAAAGACCCTGAAAAAATAGCGGCATACGTCGAGAAAAAGCGCCTTGATTATGTTGAAAAGGCGGCACTCTCCCCATTGACGGGGAGGGTGCTTGCCATTGGCATATCGTCAGAGAAGGACGGCCAGGGAGTGTTTGAAGGTGCCGAGGATTATCTGCTGGGCGAGTTTTGGAAATACTTTCGCCACAACAATGAGGCGCAATGGGTTGGCCACAACACGCACAACTTCGATTGGCCGTTCCTAATCAAACGAAGCTGGAAGCTGGGCGTGTCTGTCGCTTCAGGGATTAAGGATGGCAAGTGGTATCGGAAGAATTTGCGCGACACCATGGAGATGTTTTGCAGCGGCGGCGGCTACGGCGACCGTATCAGCCTGGACAGGTTGGCGCGGTTCTTTGGTGTTGGCAGCAAGGGAGGCCAGAGCGGCGCCCATTTCGCCAAGACATACCACAACGACAAGCCGGCAGCCATTGCCTACCTCTACAATGATTTGGCGATGACGCAGGCCGTGTTTGAGCGGATGATTTAACAATTCAGGGGTACAGGGCGGCTATTAAGATGCCGACATGGTTTTAATCATGGCCAGAGTTGAACGCCCCGACTTTTTTTGATGGAACGCGACGGCATAAATGATGAACGGCCAGCCGAATGCCCCGACTGTGGCCTGCGCTATTTGCAGGAGGATTGCGGCGGTGGAGGTTGCCCAAGGTGCGAGGAAGAGGAGGAACAAATGGAAATAACAACAGACGAACAACTGCGCGACAAATGGTTGGCCCAATTTCATGCCGAGGGGTATGCCAAATTTACGGCAGGAATAAAGGAACACAACCCTGACGGCACAAAGGGTATCGGGCGAATGAGCGTTGAACAGTTGGCCAGGGAGATGAAGAACGAGGCAATTGACCAATACTTTTACGCCTGCGCCCTCATCGAGGCAATAGAAAGGGCCGACAGTTGACGATTCACTTGCCAGACGATTGGCGCCGCTTTGTGACGGCCGCTGCGGCAGACGCCGACGCGAACGAAACCAGGGAGAACTTGCGGCCCGACTTTTGGGTGCGCCGGTTCACGGCCGAGGCTGCGCTGAAGTTGGCGCTGAACGTCGAGGAACTTGAAGGCTTCAAGGTTTACGTTTCCAACAATCCCGCCCTTGGCCTACTGGTGCCGGCTTCCCTGGTTGACCCAGTTGACGACGGCCTTGTGCTGGTGCTGGCCGAGTATATCAGCGCCGAGTACATCGTCTTTTATGGATGGATCAAGGAAGCATCTGCCCGCACACGCTATCAGCCCAGGGCCATCGAGGGGCGCGGGCCATTGATGCACGTTGTCCCATTGAACCGACTTTCCCCTGTGGGGGATTTAATAAGCGTATGAGATTGTTCAAAATTGATTGGGGTTGCGAGACTAACGGCTCAAGGCAGGCCGTTGTCCTGGTTGACGACGGCAATGATGTGCTGTGCAACCTGTACGACACACTTGACGACATTGGTGATGTTTCGGAAGTCACGGTCAGGGAGATTGACGCAGCGAATGGGGTATACTTTGAACTAGATGAAAACGCTTACGAGGTGGCCTATTGTTTCAAGAAAAAAACCAAATGGCAAAAACTGGTTGATACCTTCGTGCCGGCATGGAGGAAGTCGTGACATCCGAAATACAAAGCCTGTCGCAACTGCCACCAACCGAATCGCTGCGCCCAGGCCCAACACAGTTTGCAATCGACCCAGGGAAGAACGGAGGCATTGCCGTGCGTTACCCATGCAACAACGTGCTGGCCTTCAGGATGCCGGCAACCGAGGGCGACCTGCGCGACCTGTTTGTGCGCCTCTACAACCCTGACAACGCAACTGTTGCATACGTTGAGAAGGTTGGCGGTTATGTCGGCGGGCCAGGGGCGCCAGGCAGCGCCATGTTCAATTTCGGCCGCAACCATGGCTTCACCCTGGGAGTGTTGTCGGCCCTCTACATTCGCACCGAGCTAATCACGCCACAGCAATGGCAGAAACGCCTTTCGCTTGGCACCAGCAAGGGAATGAAACCAGCCGAGTGGAAGAACAAACTGAAGGCAGAGGCACAGCGCCGTTTCCCTGACATGACCGTGACACTTTACACAGCCGACGCGCTTTTGATTTTGGAGGCAACGAAATGAAGATTGAACTGACAGCCTGCGAGATGGCCATTGCCAATGTGGTGGCAGCCATGCGGACGACCTGCAACAGGGCTGCCGGCATTGTTGAACGCAAGATCGGCGGCCATTCAAGTTATCAGATGGACGTTGACGGTTTCGCGGCAGAGTTGGCCTTTTGCAAGGCCATGAACCTGTGTGCCGACTTTGTGGTGGCGAATCAAAGCCTGACGCACGACTGCGTTGCCCATGACGGCAAGACGATTGACGTTAAATCGACACGATACGAAACCGGCCGACTTTTGGTAACGCCTAACAAGAAGGATTGCACAACGCAGTTGTATGTCCTGGTTGTTGGCGCCCCGCCATCGTTCAGAATTATTGGTTACGCCTCCAAGGATGAAGTTTTTGACGCCAGGAACTACCGCGAATTTAACGGCCGATGGTCTTACATTCTAGAGCAGTCACAACTGCACAAATTTACGAATGCGAAAACCAACCCCTGAACAGATATTGAAACGAACGGCCAAGCATTTCGGCCTGGACGAGGAACAGTTGACACAGCCCAGGCGCGGCCCCTGGCCAATCAGTTGGCCGCGACTGCTGGCCATGTCCATCGCCTACGAGCAACCGCATTCCTGTGCAGCGGTGGGCAAGGCATTCAACCGGCATCACACAAGCACAGTCTACGCGCACCAACGTGTCGAGGATTTATGCCAGCAGGACGCCAAACTGGCCAAGGAACGCGCAACATTGAGGCAAGTGGTTTGTGGATAATCCCGAACAACTTACTTGCCTGTCCCTCTGCACAGGCTACGGCGGCATCGAGCTTGGACTTGAACGAGCAGGCATTCGCCTGCGGCCAATCGCTTATGTGGAGAGGGAAGCATTCGCCGCAGCGAACCTGGTTGCAAAGATTGAAGCGGGAGAAATGGCTGCGGCGCCTGTGTGGACGGATGTTAAGACCTTCCCATACGCAGACTTTCACGGCCGAGTGGGCATCATGCTTGCCGGTTATCCCTGCCAACCATTCAGCAGCGCAGGACAAAGAAAAGGAGAGGCAGACGAGCGCCACCTGTGGCCGCATATCGCAGCAGGAATTGCCGCTTGTCAGCCCCGATTTGTGTTCTGCGAAAATGTCGAAGGACACTTGTCCCTTGGGATTAAAGACGTTTTCAACGACCTGGACCAATTGGGTTACAGCTACGCGGCAGGATTATTTAGCGCGGAGGAAGTTGGCGCAACACACAGGAGAAAACGGCTTTTCTGGTTGGCCTACTCCATGCACGCCAGGAGAGAGGGGCGGCGGGACTTTTCTGGAGTGGGGAGGCAGCAAAAACTGGATGAGACATGGCCAGCCGGCCCAGGGCAACCCCAGCACGGATGGGAAGAACCCCGAACGGTGGGCAACGCCGGAGGCGCAGAACCAGACAGGATACCAGACAAGCCACGGCCTGACGTTTCCGAGATTGGGAAGCCAGGTGCAGACGTGGGGAACGCCGCAGGCCAGCGACCATGTGGAGGGAGTGAGGACAGCAACTCACAGCAACCAGAAGTGCCTGGGGCGCGACCTGAACGATTTGAAGGCAAGCGGCAAACTGTCTCCCAACTGGGTGGAGCAACTGATGGGCCTGGATCCAGGCCGGACGCAACTACCAACCGAGTGGACAGGTTGAGGCTTTTAGGAAATGGAGTCGTGCCACAAACAGCAGCAAAGGCATTCACAACGCTATGGCAACAATTGACGAACTGAAGGCACGACTGCCGCTGCCTGGCCTGCTCCGAGCCATGGGGCTGGGCGCCTATGCCAAAAAACTTTGCTGTTCTCCATTACGCAAGGACAACAACCCTTCCTGGGGCATCTACCAGGACGACAAAGGTTGGCATTGGAAGGACTTTGCAACAGGCCAGGGAGGCGATGAACTGGATTTCCTGCAAGCCCTTCACAACTGCGACACAAAGGAGGCTCTGACCCATTACGAGAATATGGCCGGCCTGCCGAAACCTGCCCAACCCACAACCGTCAGCATAGGTAAGATGCCCGACCCTGGCGAGTGGCACCAGGCCGTTGAACGTCTTGCAGGCAATCCTGAAACCCTGGCCCATCTGGCCACCTGGCGCGGCTACTCCAAGACGCTGCTGGTTGGCATCATCGAGAACGGCCTGGCTGGCCTGGTTGGCGAATCAATAGCTTTCCCCATCTTCAACGAGGGCGGCGCATATCAAGGAATGCACCTTCGCACAGAGTCAGGCTGGCGCATCACAGGCGGCGGCAATCAACCATGGTTGATCGGCAGCCATGACGCCGACAACCTCCACGTTTTCGAGAGTCAATGGGATGCAATGGCTTTCATGGATTCCCAAGGCTACGGCAACGGCGCTTGGCAGTCGGAACTGCACGCCTGCATGATTACCAGGGGCGCATCCAATGCCAGAAAGCTGGAGGGGCGACTGCATCCAGGCCAAAAGGTTTACATATGGCCACAGAATGACGAGGCAGGCGCCAAATGGGCCAGCCAGGTGGCAGAAATGGCCACAGGAGACGTTTTCAAGGTCAAGGTGCCTGACGGCATCAAGGACGCAAACGATTGGCTTAAAAGCGCAGGCAGCAGCGCCTTGAAGTCAGGGCTGGCCTTGGCTGCCCCAATGGCTCGCACAGCCGATAAACCCGTCGAACCTGACGAAACCCCTGCCGGCCTGGTCATCAAGTGCTATTCCGACCTGCAAACCACGCCCATGGTTGTGCCTCAACAGGTCATCGACGGCGTGCTGTACAAGGCCGGCAAGATGATTGTGGGAGGAACCAGCAAAGGCCGCAAAACCTGGTCGCTGATGGATTTGGCCGCTGCTGTGGCCACAGGCGGCAAGTGGTGGGACTTCCAGACCAACCCAGGGAATGCGCTCTACATCAATTTTGAGTTGCAGGAGTTTAACTTCAGGCAACGCATGGAGGCCATTCTAAAGGCCCGCAAGTGCAAAGATGCCTCGCGCCTCCATGTCCTGAACTTACGCGGCCAGGCGGCTGATATGACCGTTTTAAGGCCAATTTTAGAGCGGGCCATCGAGGAGAGGGACTTCAGCCTGCTGATTTTCGACCCTATCTACAAGCTACTGGGCAAACGCTCCGAGAATGATGCCAGCGAAATGGCCGACCTTATGAATGAGTTTGAGGCATTGGCCGTGCAATCAGAGGCCGCCACCATCTTCGCCCATCATTTCAGCAAGGGCGCCCAGGGTAGCAAATTCGCCATTGATAGGATGAGCGGCAGCGGCGTATTGGCGCGTGACCCTGACGCAATAGCCATCCTGTCGGAACACCAGGAGGAAGATGCCTACATCTGCGAGACAATCCTGCGTGCCTTTCCTGCCCTCCCTCCCTTTGGCCTGCGCTGGGATTTCCCCCAACTCAAGCCATGCGGCGACCTGGACATGGAGGGGATACGGCAGCCAGGCAGGAAGAAGAAGTGCAGCGACAAACAGATATTCGACCTGCTGCATCGTGACGGCCTGACATCGAGCGAATGGCAGTCCAGAGCCAAGGAGGAATTCGACGTCGGCAGGTCATTATTCTACCAGGTGATGCAACGCCTGGAGAAGACCGACATGGTATTTAAGCACCAGGATGGTGTCTGGATGCCCATGGCAGCGAGGAAAACGTGAATCCATCAATAAAAAGGACTCAAACCCCTAATTACCAGCGTTTTGCGGGAAAAACTGGTAGTGTCCATAAATGGCTCTTACGGCCTTTATGGTACACCCTGTTTTTCCTAGGAAATACGCGTCCATTTATCCATTTATATTTAATATAGCGGATAAATGGACTGACAAGGAAAACAACAACATGACGGCAAAGGAAATAATGGAGAAGTTTGGAGGCAAGAACGTGGCGACCTTCAGCCCAGGAGATGAACTACCTGGCGGCTGGGTTGAGGTGGTGGCTACCTGGCCCGCTGCTGTCGAGTGGCAAGACCATCCACAGGTGAAGGCATACAAGCGGCGAGGGAAGTTTGTTGGCTGGGATAGGAAGGGGCACAAGCTATGGACAGGCGAAGGATGAACCACAGGGCTGCCGTGTTCATCGACGTGGACAACACGCTGCTGCTGCACAAGCTGAAGCGAGTCAATGCTGACCTGTTGGCCAAGATAAGGGCCAAGCAAGGCCAAGCGGATTTTGTGCTGTGGTCTGCCAGGGGCAGGGCATACGCCAGGACATTCGCCAAGTCTGCCGGTATCGAGGAACTATTCGTGGCAATCATAGGCAAACCGACCTGCATTGTGGACGATGAAGGCAAGCAATGGAGCAGGCTAATCAAGGTCAATACGTTTGAATGAACCCGACGACAACCTGGATGTGGCCGGCCAATACTTTGCCGGCGCTGTTATCGAGCAGGCCGTGAGGGATTGGCGCAAGGCCAAGGCGTCTGGATTCATAACAGAGGAAGGGCAGGTTGATGGTGAGATGATTCAGGCTTATTACAAGAACTCTAGCAACTACAAGCTGCCGACCTGCTTCGATGGGCCGGCCGACCTTGAGACGCTGATCAGTTTCTTTCATGGCGGCGGGCTTGAGGTCTGGCTCAACTTTGGAGGGTTGCAGGTTGACCCTGACTTGATCGTGGCTGGCCTGGATTGTGTACCGGCACGCAAGGCAAAGATTGGCCATCTGCTGAAGGATGAGCAGCAGCAGAGCGGCAACTACTACGTCGATATGGAGGGCAGGACGCTATGACCCCCCCCGTAAGGAATCTTTTTAACGTTACTGCCTCCCGCAGGTGTCCATTCCCG